CCCACCGAATCTTACGACGGCCAGGGCGTATTCCAAGGTGAACAAAGCCTTTAGGCGCACCATAGCCAAGCGAATAAAGCCAAGTACGATCGCACCAATTTTGCAGCTGATATACATCAACACAATCAATATAAAAATCAACCGCTCCAGTGTCTGGTGCATCGTACAAATGCTCTGATTGAGTTGCGCCACCAACGGCAGCATTAATCGCAGGTGGACGGTAACCGGATGTAATGATCAATGGTTTGCCGCCAAAGGCAGCACGGGCTTTTTCCATGAATTGCGCTAATTCCAGCGCTGTATCGCATTGATGCTGCTTAACAAAACGACGAGCATTTTCATTTAATGCAAATTCGCCATAGGTAATATTGGGCGTAACTTTAAAAGCAAATGAGCTAGCTGGCGTAAATTTGCCTGTTTCTTGCTTGCGATTGCGTTTCCATAGTTCGCCTTCCGCTTTACGCCGGCGCTTTAGACCGGCCTCAACATTGCTGCCGGGGTTGCGGTAAAGCATCATCGCGTCTGGGACCTGATCCCAAAGCCTATGGTGCAACGTGTGGCTGATCGTTTCAAACCCACTGGCACCATAGAAGCCGGCGCCTAGGTTGTAAGCAAAGCTGATCAGCGCACAACGTTGGTTTGAAGTCATTTCCCCCCAGTGGGGGATAGTGCTCGATATATGATCAGCAAATTCACGCACTTCAGCCTCAAGCAACTGATCCGCCTTGGTTTGGGTGATTGTCAAATCATGCGGCACCGGTTTGCCATTGATCCTGGTTGTGCCATAGCCAATAGTCCATGGATCGCCGCCAGATAATGGGTCAGGGTAAGCCTTGAGCTGACACCCTTCAAATTCCTTGATCAGCTGAAGCGCTTGATTTAAATCTTCCTGTTTTCCTCCAGCCTGCCAAGTTTGGTACCAATCCGCGTCACGGGTCAGCAATGCTGCTGGCATTGCATCTTGAAGCTGCTTAATTGCAGCATCTTGATGCGGCAAGCCACGATAAAAACGGAAAAAATCCCGGAGTTCCATATCAACGACGGGGGAAGGCAAGCCGTGCAAATTGCAAAACTAGCTGAATCCAGCTATTGGCCTTTAATGGGCTTAGGGCAATAAGTTCAGAGCCAGCGGCCACGACAATGGCAATAGCTGCAATGGTGTTAGCGTCCATGGGAAAACCTCGGGTTAGCGTTGTGCTTCAAGTGCCGCGATGCGTTGCTCTATTTGGCCAATACGACCAAACAGCTCGGTACGATCTTCGCGCATTTCACCGCGCATCAGGCTTACCTCGCCAGCAATGTGTTCCACCGCTGCAGTAAGGCGCACCACGGCGGGGGCATTGTCGCGGCGCAACATTCCACCTAGGCCGGATACGGCAATGCCGATAACGGCGCCAGTAACAGCAGCAAGAACTTCAATCACTGGCGGCAATCGACCATCACCGTCAGTCTAGCTGAACGCCGTGGTCGTGCTGTTAGACGAAAACATCACGGGTGCCTCGGGCTTTGGTTCCGGTGCGCTCCAGCTTGAGTATGCAGCGCTGGTGATGTAGGCGGCTAGCTCAGCGGTGGCGGCGGTGGCGTTGATGGCTGCAATCTTGGTGCCAGCGGCCTCGCGGATGCCTTGGCGCTCAGCCTTGATGGCGGCGTCCATCAACTTGCCGTTGTCGGCCTCGCGGATCACCATCCAATCAGTTGGCGCCAGCAACGTGTTTGCCGTGGCACGGGTTTGGCCGATCCACTGCTCAACAAGTTGGCCGTGGTCCTTCGGTAACTCTGGACCCCAGTAGAAGCGCTGGTCGTACCAAATAGGATCCGGTGCTTCCGTGATCCCGATGGCGGCACGTTCCTCAGGGCTAGCCAGTCGCAGCCAATTGGCTGGATATTGGATGCCAGTTGCCGGATCTGTAAAACAGGCGTCGATTGGAAGTGTTACGCCATTTAGTAGGAACATGCCACGCGGGCGGTTTGCTCTTAGTTTAACAGGGACACACCAACCAGCTTATGACTGACGACGAAATCCGCAGCATCATGTATAACCACGTTAGTGAATTTACCAGCGGCATCTTATTTACCGATCAGGGCATCCTTGATTTTGCCCATGAATTACTTGGCACGGTCCCACCAGAGCCGGAAGATGAAGACCCACGCGCCAGCTACAAGCACCTGATCGACGCTATCCTTGCAAGCTAGTAGACGTGTCCACTACTCACCTGGCGCGGGAGTAATTTAGGGGCGCCTCCGCAAAACTCACATAAACGTATGTACCGCCTGATGCGTTTATCCCCGAGTTGTCACCACGGATTTTAAAACCGTTAGAAAGGAAATCAATTCCACGTGAACTCGTGGTGGCCTCTGCATTGCTCAAGTCGGCATAAAGCTGATCATCTGCAACGTTGTAATCACTTCTGGCGGCATCCATGATCTGCCAGCTATCTGCAACGTCGGTCCGCTTGATCATTAACCAGCGAACTCTGTGACCGGTATACACGAATACGCCATCTGACGATCCATTTCCGGTGTAGCTAGAAATCGAATTGTACCCGACTACCGGGCTGAAACAATATGCGACGTAGGTGCCACTACTTGTATTTACGTTCCCGTTAGATCCAATATTAAAAACAGTTGAAGTTGCCGCAGACGGCCATCGCGTTGAGTCAGAAAATGCAGCGCCTGTTGAATTAAGCTCAAGCGCTTGTGTCCCGACTGATGAGTGATAAACAGTCCAATTTCCAAAAGAGGAGCTGTCCCGTCGTTTTGTTATATAAAACGCCGGAGCAATTCCTAGCCCATGGCCGACACTGGCAGTAGATCCTGTCCCCGTATAAGTAACCACGCTAAAACCAGCAGTCGCATTAGCCCGCACCTGACTAGTGATGCTGCCTTGTGTGTTGGATACGGTTGAGGTGCCTGCGTCCCACGCCCAGCCGACGTATGTTATTCCCGAGCCGTTTACATCAGTATTGGCGGGTGATGAATTATTGTCGAGTGTATAACCATCACTGTTAAATGAAGTTAGATCGTTGTTGCCGGTTTGCTCCTGATCGGTGGTATTGGAATGTAATCGCGCTTGGGCACCCCTGACAATATCAAAGAGCATGTGGTACGCAGTACTGCTTCTACTTTTAATCCAAACAAAATCTGGTGAAAACTGCAATCCTGATACAATCGTTTGAGTTCCATTACCCGTCCATAAAGACGCATCCATCACCGTATTAGACTTCGTGACTAATGGGGCTGGCAGGTTTGTGGTGCAGAGTGCCTTGAAGCCTGATGGTGCGGTGTAGGCAAATGCGCGTTGGCCGAAGTTTGTGATGGCAGCATCAGAGCTTGTGTAAAGGTCAATCCAAGGAAATAATATTTTTCCGGCCAATGTGGAAAATGCAGTTCCTTGGCTCACACCGTTTTTGTAAAAAACCAATGTGCCTGCAGTCATGTCTAAGGCGACACCGATAACGTCACCTGTGGTAAAAGTGGCTCCATATGCCGTGCCTGATCCGCCACTACTGTCGCCAAATTTGTTTCCGCTATTCGATTCGTATGTCCAAGTTTCATTATTTGGCGCACCATAATCTTCAGTAAAACTTGCATTACTTAGCGCAACGCCATACATAGAGTAATTTGCGGAATTATTCTTTGTTATTTCCCAATACCACTTACCACTAGATACGCCTATGGTCCCACGCGTACCAGCGTCCCATCCATTATTGGGTTTTAAGAAATCTAGATTGCCATTGCTTAATGTTCCAACTCCTTTATCCAACGGATTCCAAGTGCAATAATTCCCCCGCACCTCGCCGCCCACGCCGGTATCTGTTTGCGACCCGTTAGTGGGGGAGTCTATGAGGCTGTCGTTGCCAGCACCAGCAGTAACGGATAAGTTATTCGGGGTCCAGTTATTCCCGTTGCCACTAGTGTCCTTCCCTAAGGTGCTGGCGGTGTTGCTGGAATTGTCGGCGAATTGTAGATAGAAACCATTGGTGCCATAACTGCCGCCGCTAAATGCCTTAGGTATCCACTGCCCGGTGGTTGCGTCAGTCTCCGCAAATGATGCCGGGGTAAGTGCTTGGCCGTCAATGAAGTGGATGTTGGCTAGGTAGCCGTCAAAAGGATTGGCAAAATTAGCCATTCGCCCGATATTATGTTGACTTGTGCTATTGACAGACAAATCAGAATTTTGAGTAGGATCTTGTGTTGAATTAAATGTCGTAACTTGACTACCGTTAACATACAATTTTATTCTGTCTGCAGCAGTTGCTTGCGTGGTGTCAACCGCAAAAACTATGTGGTACCAAGCCGAAGGGTCTCTATATACTGCAGCAGTTCTCCTAAAGGCAATTTGGCTTCCACTGGAAACTTCTTGAAATGACAGCGCATCTACTACTACGCCTGAATCCCAATAAAGAACAGCATAGTTAGTAGTGTTTGGGTCGCATGAAAAAATATATCCCCCAGAGCCAAGTTTGCTTCGCTTTACCCACCCGCTCCACGTCCAAGTCTTACGGTTGCCAGCAGATGCCGGAGTCCTGGACAAATATGCACTATCCGCAGCATTGAAGCGGAGGGATCTACTCACCTGGAGTCCGCCAGCAGCGGCAGCAGATGCCAGCAGTAAAGGGTTAGCAGAACCTGGAACAATCATGAGACGGTGTTGGTAAGCAGTTGGGCGGTAATGCGGCTAGAAGATTCAACGTAATAAGCAATCACGTTTACGCTGCTAAGCGTGGTACTCACGCTGGGCGCACCACCTTGGAACTTCCAGTTACCTCCATAGGCAACGGTGGCCGCAGTGCCGCTGTTTTGAGTGATTGTCACAACACCAGACTGGCCAGCAGTTTGATTGCTTGGATTAGCAAGCGTTACCGCCCCACCTGCGGGCAAGCTAAGGCTGAAATTATTGGCAGTGGCAAGATCAAGTGTTGTGGTACCGGCAGATACAGCGCCCAATGCTGATACCGTCCCCCGCTGAGCAACGGTGAACGACTGCACTACGCCAAGGCCAGCCAGGGTGGTGGTGGCATCGGGTAGCGTAACGGTACGGTCTGCGGTTGGCTCACAGACAAACGTCAGCTCAAACGCATCGGCGGTGGTGCCTTCCAGCGTCAGCGCACCACCCACATAAACGGTGCCGTCAAATGTTGCGGCGCCTGTTACGTCGAGGGTGCCTGGTACGTCTACGTTGTCAGTCCATTCCACGCCGGTGCCAGCAGCGTCGGTTTGCAGTAATTGGCGGGCGGTGCCATCAGCTAATTTGCTAACTGCGATCTCGGCGCTAGCGCTAATGTCACCATCGACAATCGTCCCATCCAACAGCATCGTGCTGGTTACGGTGCCGGTGTCGCCAGTCGTTATGACCGTGCCAGTGACATTTGGCAGTGTGATTGTTCGATCTGCCGTAGGATCTACTACCGCAATGGTTGTCTCAAAAGCGTTTGCCGTAGAGCCTTCAAAGCTCAAACTACCAGCAGTGCCAATCTCTAGATTGCCTGTTACGGTGCCACCAGCAAGGCCTAGCTTTTCGTTGTTTACTTCCTCGATTGCGGCCTGAACGTTATTCGCGGCGATTGTGCCTTCCGGCGTAAATGCAACTTGTGATGCACTAACGCTGGTGAATGTCTGCGATACGTCAACCTCTGTCCATTCGATACCAGTCGATAGCACGATGTCAGGCGGCGCTAGCGCAACATTGGGCGCGTTGCCGCTAGTAATAGTGCCGCTTTCGCTTACAACTAGGTAGTAGCGGTTATTGGCAGTAGCAGCCGCAGGCAATGGTGAGCCTTCCACCAAGCCAATGGCAGTGCCTTCTGCTGTAACTGACGCAACGTGACCGGTGCCGCCGCCTGCTGAGGCATCGAAGGTGCCGCCAAAAATAATTTCCCCCACACTTATTCCAATTGGCTGATATACGTTCCCGTCCCACAAGAATAAGTCGCGGCTTAGCGGATTAAAGAAGAACTGCCCAATCTGATCCGCAGTTGGCTGTGTGTCGCCGATTTTAGTAATGGCATAATTTGCCAACTTGGCGCCTGTAACGGTGCTGCTAGCAACACGCGCAATATCAAGTGAACCGGTTGTAATCTTGCTGGCGTCTAGGTTCGGAATGTCTGCCGCAGTCAAGCTGGCGCCAGCGGTGATGATGCCCTTTGTCGTGACTGTGACTTTTGGATAGGAGCCAGCGGTAAGGCCTGCCTGTGTTGCCAGCGAAATGGTGCCGGTGCTAACGGCAAAATCACTGCCGACGATCACACCGCCTAGGGCGCTACTGGTGGCAGCCGTAACCGATAGCGCTCCAGCGCCGCTAACTGAGGTGCCAGTGCCCGGGCTAACAGCACCTGGCACACCAGCAGAGGCGAGCGGTAGATCAGCCGATACCAAAGCCACGGCGCCGGTGATGTGGCCCTGCGCGTCGCGGGTAATGCCGCTGGTGGTGCCAGCGGCAACTGAGTTGCTGTGGTTCAGTACGCCGCCGCCGGTAACAGATAGGCCAGTGCCAACTGATACGCCGCCAACAAGCGCCGTGGTTGCCAGTGGAATGTCAGCAGCGACAAGCGTGGTACCAGCGGTAACGTGGCCCCTAACGTCCACTGTTACCTTGGTGTAGGTGCCTGCGGACGCGCCACTGGTTGCGTGTTCTAGCGAACCAGTGCTGCCATTGCGGACAATTGGGCTGGTTGGCGCTACGAGCCCTAAGTTGCCACTGGATACAGCTAGGCCACCGGTGGCTGGGATCGTACTGGTGTTTAATTTGCTGGCAGTTACCGTGCCATCCGTCAGGTTGGTGCCTGAAATTCCGCTGAGATTTACCTTGGCAACAGGGATCGAGGCGTCGTCGATCAGCGTGACGGCCTTTTGCGTGAAATCCTTAGCCGTTATTTTTTTGGTTTCGCTTGCGCTTAAGTCGGCAACTGCCAGCGGATCGGTGGCGGTCAAGTCAGCCGAAGCTAGTGCTGCTAGTTCTGTAATCCGAAGATCAGCCATTTTGTTGCTCCAGCAGCAAGGCGCCGTTACCGTCCTCAAGCTTCAGTTTAGCACCGTCCTGCTGCAGCAGGTAGGACGGTGGATCGGTGATAACTCTTAGGCGAATTTCGCCAGTGCAAATAAAATTAAAAACAGAGCTTACAATTTGCCCTGGGTCAAATGCAACGCTTGCTTGCGTAATTATGCCATCAATTTCAAACCATACTTCGTCGTTGCTTCCACCTGCGCCTTGGCCTTTACCGTTGGAAATTAAAAATAACTTAGCTTGAAATTCAGCGCCAAATTGTTGACGTAAAATTAAGGCATGCATATACGATGCAAGCTCAACATAGCCAGCTGCGCCAGGGTAAGAGGATGTTTGGCTGTAACGGTAGTCGAAGATGCACGACATTTGGCCGCTGCCGGTGATCATTGTTCCGTAATTGTTGCGAAATTCGTCACCCAGTGATGACGTATCAACTGTTTCTCTATCTGTTGATATTTCGTATCGCTCAAGGTTGCCAACAACCCTTGGAATTTTATTTAATACACTAGCGGCAATTGGAATGTTTCTTGCAATTGATGATAATGCTATCAAGCCAGTGGCTTCACCAGCAACGGCATTATCAAAAGTGTTATACAGGCGAATACTGCCTAGGTCATCAACGTTTACAAACCAATTGCCATCTGTATAACGAACACCACCGCTCCAACCGGCAGCGGCAACAAAATCAAGGTTGGTTCCATCGGTGGTTTTAAATTTTACGTAATCGCCAGTCAACAGAGCGCCGATTGGAAATTCAAAACTAAATCGTGATTTAGTTGTGTTTACATCAGAAGGGTTTACAACTGCTGTCAAGCCATCGGCAATGCTAGTTCTGGTTAATTGAATTAAGCCTGCAGTGCCAAGATAAATTGCCATTACAGCGTTACCCCAGTTAGTGCTCCGGTAAATTGAAATTGGATTGTGGCTTGCATTACTTCGCCAACCGAACAACTCAATTCGCCGCTGGTTATAATCACGTTACCTTGAACATATTTGCCACCCCAGCCAAGTTTGATTGCAACAGCAGATTCAGAAACAGCACTGGTGCTAACAATTCGCTCCAACAGCGATTTAGGCGCATCGTCGTAGTAAAAAATAGTCGCACTGCCGCCAAATTGCCGTAACCCAGGCGCATAAGAGCGGTCAGAATCGCTGATCGCCGTGGTTTCCAGCGCATCAACGCTGGACGAAAAACTCCAGTTACTGACCTTGGCAACGCTGCTGCCGTTATAGGTCAGAGTGCCATCCTTGCCGCTGTAGTAGGTCATGAGTCAAGCACCCCAACTAATTTTACCGTAACCGACATGCGGCCAGGTTTGACGCTGTCAAACTGCGGTGGCTCGGCATATTTGTACTTCATGCCAAACGGTGCAGCGCTATAGCGGTTTGATGTACTTGCGCTGCTATCCCCTAGGTGGAACGTAGGATTGCCAGATTTAGCGGGCTCTGTCAAACCAAACGTGTAAATGGTGCCGCGACATGCCACATAATGATCGTAAATGGCAGCGGCAATGGTTTCAGTAGTGTTGTTGTACGCTAGATCAATCGTCTGATTGGTGCGGCGGCTTCCGTATTGGACCGTGGATTGAATGCCAGATTGCGAAGTAAAAGTCTTGCTGGGGAAATCGCCCATCGCCAGTGACCGACTACTCGGCACGTAACTGGGGAAATCGGGCCCCTGCGGACTCATGACTGCACCTCGATCACGAACTTATTGTCGTCCAAGTCTAGGTAAGATATGGCGCCATTGGCATTTGTGCCGACATGGCTAGCGCCAATATCCAATA